TCGTATGAAAGCGACTGTTTATAAATAATTTCCTCAACGTATATTTTCTTTGCCCCTTTGTCAACTGCCACCTTTACCAATGCCAACGGGTCAGGGTAGAATCCAAAGTCTAAGCCGTAACCAAAAGGTAGGCTAATATCGAACTCCCCCTCAACCCAATTGTCAAATATTACCCCTTGTTTCCTATCTAACCATTTACCTAAGAACCTATGTGCGTATGCTTCAGGTGACTTCGTTTTAATCGCATCAATCTTTGCAATGTAATCCTTGCTTAGGTTATGAAAGTTATCTAAGTACGTCGTATGTATGTGCGTTATATCTTGATGCGTGCTTATCGGTATCATTTGCCCGTCAATTATTTCCATGCGATGCGATTTTTCAAACCAACGCTTCCAAATCCAATGTTCCACGTCCTGGGGGTTCATAACCAGTATTACAATATTAGGCGTGTCAGGCATCCTGATTGATTCATCAATGGTATCAAAGTCCTTTTCGCTTACAAACTCTTCAGCCTCATCAACGATAAAAACATTTAAAGCTGGTATCGATTTTAACTTTGCCGTTTGGTTTCCAGAACTTGTTTTAATGCCTGAGAAAATGATCTCACTCCCTGTGACCTTATGACTTATTTGCGCGTTGGTCATTTGAAATTCATCGCCAACGCCTAACATGTCAATCTTTTCCCTGAACTCAGGGATAACGGAAATGTTAGCACTTGATAATGTATAACGTGTAAAAAGTATCTTCCAGCCTTTGTTAGCTAAAAGCATATTACAAGCCCAAAGCCCAACGGTGAATGACTTCGCCGAACCACGTCCCCCAGTTATCAGAAAGTAACGGGTTTTAGGTTGCCAAAGGGCTTCGTACTTTTCACTAACCTTTATCTGCATCTTTTGTAAAAATTATCGTTGGTACGGTCACCTTTTCCCCTTGCGTCGTTATGTCAATGTTCTGCTTGCTTTTGCCATAAGCACGGTCAAGGAGCAACTGAGCCGCCTTGATGTCACCCTTTGCCGCCTGTTCGCGTAGCTTCATGATAATCGCCTCGGCTGCGGTGATACCGTCCTTTTCCTGACCCATGACATTAGCCATGATAAGGTCAAGGGCTGGGAGCTTTTTTGGGCGACCGTTGGGGTTGCCTGTCTCTCCTTTCTTCCAACGTGGTTCAATCTTTCCTCTTCCTCCCATTTCGTTGTTATTTCGTTGTTTTACTTAACCATTGTAAATATATTTGATTTGATATATTCGCCATCATTACGGGTAAGACAGACCTACCCATTATTGATGTTGGATTAATATCTAAATAATTATAATCTAAGGGAAAAGTGCATAACATTCTAACCTCATCTGTATTTAATTTTCTTTTTTGGTAGGGGTGAACGACAGACGCCGCACATATCTGAGAACTCATTTCAGTAATAGTAAAGCAAGGTTTATTTGGATTTGGTTTAAGTAAATTAAAATATTTATCCGAACTGCCGCCTACCTTAACATTATCAAATTCTTTCCCGATTGCAAATCTTTCTATTGATTCGCCACCATTATTCCAATATTTTTTATTAACACCGAATCCAACTTGCTCGCATTCAAAATCTAATTTTAATTTAGGCAAAACAATATCCTTTCTTAATCCAATAACAAAAACCCTATTTCTTATTTGAGGAATACCCATTGAAGCAGCGTAAAGTAAAAAGGTTTGTACATTGTAATTTTTTGACAGTCTGTTAATTACATTTTTTAAATATGATTTAGCATTGCCTTTCATTAATCCAGAAACATTTTCAAGAATAAAAACTTTTGGTTTTAGCTTTTCAATAGTATCGCAATAAATATATACTAAATCGTCTTTTACTTGACTTATTCCCTCGTATTCCGATTCTTTGCCCCAAAGTTTTTCCCTTGCTCCAGACGTTGAAAATGCTGCGCAAGGTGGTGACCCGTCTAATAAATCAAGGTCAAATAATTCTTTAGGCAAATCATTTCTTTCGTTAAATTTCCTTACATCCTCCTCGTAAAAATATTTAGGTTTATGATTTGATTTGTAAACTTTAGAGTAATGCTCGGTAAATTCAACACCACCTAAATGTTCGAATCCAGCTAACTTATAACCCATAGTTGAACCGCCACCACACACAAATGTTCCAAATACCTTTTTACCGTGATAAGGAACTTTTAATTCGTCGGTTAATTTCCATTCTAAGGGAAATATATTTTTAGTTACTTTATACATAAGAAGCCTTTAAAGTTTAAAGATTGAAAAAATAAAGTAACGTTTCTAAATCCTAATTTATTTAATATTTTATAATTTTCTCCCTCGGATAAAGGGTTCATTAATTTTCTTAAATCAATTTCTTTGCTTAAGATTTCATTTGGACTAAATTTATTTTTCTTGTAATCGTAATTTGAAAAAGTAAATATTTCCTGAATCATTCCGTCTTTTGCTATTTCCTTTTCGCAAATTATAAAAGCACCATTTTTTTCTAATCCGTTATATATCTTTCTAAAAATAATTTCTCTATCCTCAAATGATAGAAATTGCATTGTAAATACAGATAAAATCAAATTAGATTTTTTTAAATTAAAATCTTTGTCTGTAATATCTAATTTTACTAAATCTGCTTTTCCTTTTATAAAATTATTATCTATTACATCAAATCCGATGCAATTTGATTGAGGGTATAAATCAGCTAATTTATTTATTAACCTTCCAGATGTACAACCTAAGTCAATTATATTGCTATTATTTTTAGCAAAAAACGATGAAATATTACAGATAATGTCATCTAATAAATCAAAGCCTCGAATAGATTTTGAAATATGATTGTCAAAGTTTTCAATATTTTTAAAACTAAATTCATTCATTCTTTAAAAGTTTCCAAACCGCTTGTTCTGGTGTGTGTGCTAATTTAGATAATTGTTCCTTTACCTTCCAATAATCTTCCTCAGTATATTTAAGGTTTATAGTCATTAATCCTTCAAGGTCTTCAATATCAACTTCTTTATTTTTATCTGAGTAGTCAATTTCGCCTCTTTCGTCAAACTGCGGTATATCCAAGCCCCATGCCTCCAAGTCAACAACCTCCCAATCGTTCGCAAGTGTGTCCCAGTCCCATTCACCAAATGCCACATTGTCCGCAATGATAAACCGTTTCTTTTCATCCTCGGTTAAATCACTGCTTCGTTTTACCCATGCTTCGTCAATGTCAGTAAAGCCAAGTTCTTGTAAAGCCCTGAGTCTCATGTTGCCACCAAGCACCACGTTATTTTCATCAATGACGATTGGTCTAAGGCTTAGCATCTTTGGAAACTCCGTGATACTTTGCTTTAGCTTTTGAAATTTATCGTCCCTCAAAACCCGTGGGTTATTTGGGTTCGGTTTTATATCCTTTAATTTCATATAGCGTTTAATACTTTTATCCTTAATTCATTTACGTTTAACAAATCCCTTTCTTCCTTGAGCCATTTGCGTCCAGCCTCTAAGTCAACAAAGTACGCATCATCTTTGTCTAAAGCGTTAGTAAATTTGTGGATTAAATCTAATTCGTTTTTGTAAGTCCTTACCCCAGCGATGTTAAATTCCTTAATTTCCTCTGGTGCGTATGAAATACAACCAGCAACTAACATCTCCATCGCAAAATTATTTGACTTCGCTTGATTAAAATTGTCAATCGTCAAAGGGAATACGCCATAGTGTGGCGCTGAGTGTTTAACCATTTCAAAGTATTGGAACAATGAATTATTCCACGGCACAATGATTGCCTTAGGGTACAATGTTTTCCCAAGCCAATCGGCTAAACCAACCATTCCAAGTTCAACCTTATCGTTTTTCTGTAACTCAATCCAAAAGTTTTTAACCGTTGCAAGGTCTTCGAGATGCGTCTGACTTCCGCGCCACATAACTCGTTTCTTTGCGTCCATTAACTTATCCCTTTTTACAGGCTGCATCGGTGTAACTTTAAAATCAATAGCATTAGGGACGACGGTAATTTTGTCTTTATCGTAAAACTGGGAGTAAAATTCTTTTAGGTACGGGGTTGAGGTCATTACCCAATCAGCATATTTAAACGCCTTTTCGACAGACTCCTTTACCTGAGGCTTGTTAAAATGTTGGCTTGCTGGGTTGGCTGGACTTACCTCATGTAATAGGTCGTCATGGTCTAAGATTATTTTCTTACCCATTCGTTTTACCTCGTTAATCATTCCAAGTAAATCGTTACCATTGGCACGCTGGAAGATAACAACATCGACGTCATAAAAATCATACCACTTAACGGTATCAGGGTTAATCATCTTAATCGCATACTGAGGGAAAATATCCCGAAGCCTAATAAATGGGTTTACCGTGCGATAGTAGTCCGTAGTTGGGCTGCTTAAATTACAAACAATTCCAATCCTCATTTATTTTTACTTTTGTAGGTATCCAATAAAACTTCCAATACCGCTTCCATTGAATGTTTTTTCCCCGTTGCCTTCCATAAATCAAATTGAATATCAAGCAGCCTTTCCCTTATAACCTTGTTTCTAAAGGTTACCCCGTACATTTCTTGAGGTTTTGTTGTGTTCATTTTTTTTAAATTATTATACAAATATAATATTATTTTTTTAAAATTGGGGAAATAAATCCGCGTTCGCCCTCGGACACAAACATTGAATGCCTGTAAGTATTTGATAGATGCCCAACTACTATCTTGTTATCCGATATAAATTTCATCAACGGGTGTACCGTGTTGTTCCAATCAAAGATATCCACCCATTTATTTGGTGAATAAACTTCTTCTTCCCTGTTCAACGTCACCAATGATAAATCAAACTTACCGCCAATCTTTTGTAACAAAGAAGGTTTAAAAAACTCGCAACTTCCCCGAAGCCAACCAACAGGGTCACCGCACGAATTAGAAAGTATTTCCCAATCGCCGTCCATAAAGTGAATGATGTTCCCAAACCATTTGTAGTTATGAATAAAATTGTCATCATGCGTAAACAAAAGCAAATCGTAATCTTTGTAATTATTTTCTTCGAGCCATTGATTTGAACAACCCCAATCGCCAACGGTGTTGGGATATTCTTTATAATTCCAGCCTAAGTCTTTAATCTGCTCAATGGTTGCAATTTCTTTGTAAAGTAAGGTGTCCAATTCCTTTAATGCCAATCCCTTTTTTTCCTCCTTTGAATACTTTGGGTCACGATGTGAGATGCAAAATAAATTATACTCCCAATCTTTGACAACGATTTGCCTTGAGACTGATTCATAAAAATCTAAGGGAAAATGCCAACCTGAGGCAACAACGGCTAATCTCATAGCATCAAAGATAAAGAAGGAAAATCCTCGTTGATTGTAATAAAGTTTATTCCTGATGAATTGATAGGCTGGAAGTCTTTCATCCATTCCACTTTGTCTCTTTCCTTGCTGCCACCTTCAAACAAGATTGAACCGTTTAAAAAATGATATTCCTTTAGACTTTTTAAATACTTTAAATGCCCCGCGTGGTTGCTTATATCAAAGTGCATGAGGTCAAAAGGTTCTGGTTTCCAACCATAAAAATCCATTTCAATTAACTCAATATATTTTGTTAAGCCCAGCCCGTCGATAGTTTCCTGTGTCTTTTCCATTGACGTATGTTTGTACGGGTACTTTTGCCAAAGGTCATGGCACATGATGACAGTATCGCTATCTAAGTCCCTTAACGCCTGAGCCATTGCGACGGCTGAATAACCGTGCAACGTGCCGAACTCAATGATAACGTTTGGATTCATTGTAAGCACCGTATTATAAAGGGTCTTACCAATGTTATTCTTATAATAACTTGAGGAAATATCGTAGTTAAAATATGCCATTAAAAGGGAAATTCTGATTCTGGTTTAAACGTCGTTTCTTCTGTTACCTTTGGATTTTCTCCAGCGGTTGGCTTGCCTCCAAATTCAAGAGAATTTACCATACACCTAATGACAGCTTCGGCTGCTCCAGTATTCTTGTTTAGGTATCCATTTACCCCGCCTGTTCCTTCCACGACCACGAATGTACCCTTAACAATGTGAGGCGCAAGTTTGACACCACGCTCACCCCAGATTGAGCAAGTAATCCAAATCGTCTTTTCCGATGGTGTTGCCCCGTACACCTTTTCCGTGTGTGCAACGGAGAAAGAACAAACCGTTGTATCACCAACATTTTTTACTTCGGCGTCCTGACCGACGCGACCGCTTACAATTAATTTAATCATTACCAACCTTTTTTTATCTGTTCAACAATATATTCCCTATCCTCGTCCGTTACCCACCAGCCAACTGGAAGGCTGGATAACTTTCCAATCACTTGTTCAATGTTTGGTAGTTCTGTTTTAAACTGCTTTACGCACGGGTGTAAATCGTTTCGTTCATGTACTTGGCTACACATTACACCCCTGTCCTTCATTGCCCTTTGAAAATTGTCCCTGTCCTCAACCAAAATGGAAAATATCCAATACGATGAACCTTCGTCAAAATATAAAGGGGTAATAAATCTAATATTTTCATTAATCCACCAGTCATAAAAACCAGCATTATTCTGGTGTCTTCTAACGTTATCCCCAAATATTTTAAGGTTTTCAATCCCGATGGCGGCGTTGATGTCGTTCATGTGGAATTTATATCCCCAATCGTTTATCGGTGTTTCGCATCTAAAGTCCTTTCTGTCACCTTCACGGTCAATGCCATACCAACGAAGTAACTTTGCCTTTTTATATTGTTCCTCATTTGGTAAAATCAACATTCCACCGTCACCCGTGGTAAGGTGTTTTATTGCTTGAAATGAAAAACAACAGTAATTTCCTGAGTTCCCGACCAACGTACTTTCGTCTTTAGTAGCTGGGAGTTCGTAATATGAGCCGAAGGCGTGGGCACAATCTTCGATTATATCCAAACCCGTTAATGACTTTATTTTCTTTACGTCCGCTGCTGCACCTCCCCAATGAACAACCATAACGGCGGCAACCAAAGGAGTAACAGATTTAGCGACCGATAAGGGACAAATGTTTAAAGTGTTAGGGTCAATATCTGCCCAAATGATTTCAAACCCAGCCGCTAATATTGCCCAGTTAGTCGCCGTGCAAGTTAACGGGGTTGATATAATGTATTTTTTGTTAGGGTGTTTGTCCTTAATCAACCTTAAAGCAAGGTGCAAAGCGCTTGTCCCTGAGTTGACTGTAATAAGGTAGGGATTATTGAAGCTTTGTTTTAATTGGCGTTCAAATTCCTCAACGACTTCGCCTTGACCGATGAAGCCTGAGGATAAAACTTTGTTTACGGCTTTTAATGCCTCTGGATTCATAGCTACTTTAAATAATGGTATCATTTATTTTATGTGGTTTGCATGATTAATAAAATATTTATTGCCCTCGTTTTCAAACGGCGTGCCGATATACTTTGAACAGTTGCCTTTTAGTATTGCAACCTTTATCCTTTCTTCAAAGTTCCAAAGAACAAATGGAAAAGAAATCTGGTCACGGCTGGAAAACTTGCAGACTTGTTCAAACCAAGCCAAACCAAAATCAATAGTAATTTGATTCACCTTCCTAATATAACAGCCCATTTCATATAATCCAAAATAAGGCGGCATTCCAACCGTTTGATAAAAGTTCATTTGACTTTTTACAAGGTCTTCATTGTCCAACTTTCCCTCAAGTACGGCGGCTATTTCTTGATATAAACAACGTCTTTGCGCGTGACGAAAAAGGTACAAATCGGCTTCCCCATATTCCTTGATAATTTCTTCGGGGTGAATTGCTAACTGGTGTGTTCCATCATGCCAAATAATGTAATCAAAGTCAATGTTCATAGCCTGTGGAATGCAAAGTATTTTTTCAGCCTTCGCGTTTCGTCTATGCTTTAACGGGTCAATCATACTAAATTGATGGTTCTGAACCTGATTCCAGACGTTTAAGTCATGGTTAACTTCATCGACAAAAGCGACGTAAGTGCAATTATCAAAGGTCGTATCAGGGTCAACCAGTACGTCTTTGTTTCCAGTAATTGATGTAATAATCAGGTAGTTCATAGGGCAAATATAAA